GCTTCTCTAATTCGCTTCGCTCATAAGAGAAGCTAGGTGGCTGGGGGACTTGGATTCGAACCAAGACTGGCGGAGTCAGAGTCCATCCTGCCGTTCTGATTCTTAAGCGCTTTTCTCCCGACTGAGGAGAAAAGCAGCCATGATGCATCAATGCGTTGCGGGAATTTTCCCGACTGAAGAAGACCCGCCACCGCCCATAAGGCGAACGCCGCCCAATCTGGTGAGGAGGGGCGGCGCCGCTAAGAAGACAAAATCCAGGAAAGTCGACCGACGCTTCGCTTATAGGCCGCGGCTCCGCCTCCTGCAAGCGGGAGGTGCACGATGACCGACACCTCCAGCGAGTTCGATTGGGCTGACGCCCAGGAACGCGGCGGCATCGTGCAGCAGCAGGTCCATCGCGTAGCTATCTACGACAACCCGCATGGCGACGTTGTGATCCGACAAGAGCGGGATTGGAACGAGGAGGACGATCCCTTCATCGTTATCGCTCGCGCCCATGCAATCAGGGCCGCGCATGCAATCCTAGATGCCGTTGGCCTCGGCGATATTGAGTTTGTCCGGCCGTGTAATGGCGGCTCGGAGGACGTGCCCATTCGGGCAGAAGTTGCGGCCCTCGCGACGGGTCGCCCCGATATTGACCTGGCCTTCATTGCGATGGAGGCCGAAGCCAAAGAGCGACAGCATCGTTCGTTGAAAGAGCGCCGTGAGCTTTTGGCAGAGGCCCTTCGGCGAGACTCGGGCAGATCAAATCGAGCCATTGCTGCTGAGTGTGGCGTCTCCGACAAAACCGTCGGTGCGGTGCGTGCGGAAATTGGTGCGGAAATTCGGAATGACGCTGCGGAAATCCGCACCAAGGAGAAGCAGCTCAGGCTCATAACTGCCGAGTAGCAGTCGATCCCACGTTGGTCGGCTGCGACTTCGGCTCTCTGCCGGGGCTGCTGAGGTGCAATTCCTCACCGCCGGCAATACCGAGTTCAAGGCCGGCCATCGCTAGCAAGCGGTGGTCTGGTTAGAGCTTGTCCCACTGCTCGCCACATTGGCGCCGATGAAGCTCTAGGAGATGCCGGTCTCCACAACAACACCGGAGATGCACGGCGGGAACTTTGCCCGAAAGGGATTTCCGACCGCCCGACTGCTCGAGCGCGAGCTGAGGGACAACCAGGCCAACAAACCCCCGTGGTCGTTACGTACCTAACGTAACGGGGAGGCGGCTGGCCCCCGATATAGGGCAGCCTGGCTATACCGTGCTGGAATGCGCTCCCCTGGAGCCGTGCCCCTCAGCAATGCGGGAGGGGAGGGAAGCGGAAAGCGGAGCTATGCTTGTGAGGAGACCACGCATGCAGGCGACCAGCGGAGGGCCTTGCCTGATCCCATGTTCGTTGGTCTAGCGTTGTATCCAGGGCAACTGCCGCCACCATGGCGGCTGTAACCAAGGAAGCTGTTTTTGTGGTTCTCGCGTCGCCAGCTTGGGCTTGGGCCTAGCCTTTAGCTTGGGCTTCACAGCAATAGGCGTCTTCGTAATTGGCGCCGTCATAGTGTGAGGTTGCGCAGACCCTATAGCCAAAGGGCTGTTGACCAACATCATTTGCGCGATGGTCCGCGGAGGTAGTGGCAAAGGTTCTGGGGCTGCTGTTGGCAGGAGGACACTGAAGCCTGAGACGAGCGCAGGCGGGGGCGCCGACCTTTCATGCGTTGATACAGCTAGTCGTGAGGACCCGGGCCCTTTAAGGGGCGCCGCCATGGGCGCTTCAGTGGGCGGGCTGGGTATCGTCGCCCGAACGGCGCCCGCAGTAATAAGAGTGATAGTCATAACTCCAAGGGCCGAAACGAGAGCCTTACCCTCATTTGGACCGGGTAGCTTCGCAAAACTGGATGCTTCACGGTTTCTGCTGCTCCAAACAGGAGAACCATACTGCCTTGTTTCGTCGATTCGCCCCGCTTTCGGAGCAACAGGTTGAGCACCGGCTTTCCCGTTCCGCAACCGGGCATCTAGTCCGCAGATACGATCCTGGAGCTGGTGGTGCCTCGTACCGGCCCCGTCGAGCACTGTTTCCTCGAAGCTCAATCGCACGAGGACTTGTGGGCGCGTCTGTTGGACAACCTCCTTGAGTGACAGCCCAAGGGCATGAGCCATTACGCCGATCCGAGAGAAACTGATCGATAGCAGATCGCGAAAACAAGTAAGGACCCAAATCGTCCTACGAAAAAGCACAAGGATCAGGGAGATAGCGATCTGCTTGTACGCCCAGATCGCGCGTTGGCGCTTAAGAAGGCGTTGGTGGCGTTTGAGATCCTCCGCGCAGAGCATGCGATGACGGTGAACCCACCGCTGGTGTCTAGCCAGATTTTCCTTTGTGGCGACGACGATATCTTTCGACCGGGCGACGGTCCTTTTGGCGCGGGCAACGTTCGCCTCAACTTGGTCTAATAAGTTAGACACAAACACGCTCCCACTCTGAAGCAGGCGCGACGCATTGCTCTCCTGGGACGCAATACGAACGAGGTCATTTCCCCCCGAACAAGGCTAGGAGCGCGGGGTCAAGATGCCCACGGTTCGGCGCCGCTGACTTGCTTGCGCCCGCTAGCGAATCAAAGCGTGGAGCGCTTAAGAAAGGCTGAACGAAAACGTTTTGCCACGGGGCTTCAACGACGCCGTACGTGTCGCAGCTCAGCGACAGCACATGACGCGTGCTGAGTACGCGAGGCGCGCTCTGCTCCGCAGCATCGAGGCGGACGGCGTGAAGCTCCAGCGCGGTCACGTCGAGTTTGAGACCTAGCCATGCCGGACGTACGGATGCCAGACGGCGCAGTGTTTCGCTTTCCGGAGGATATGCCCCGAGAGCAGATCCGATCGCTGATCGCTTCAAAGTTCCCGTGGTTGGAAGGTGGGCCAAACCATCGTGGAAGCCCTGATGGCGGCTCGGACGCATGAAACACAGACGGGACGGCGCCAATGAGTCTCGCTGTCAAAAGAGCGCCCCGGGGAAGTTCCAAGATGCAGCCTGATAATACAGGTGAAAAACAGGACACACGCTTTCAGCCAGGCCAAAGCGGAAACCCAGCTGGCCGGCCCAAAGGTGCACGCAACAAGGTCAGCGAGACCCTCTTGGAGACCTTAGCTGAGCACTTCGAGAAGCACGGCAAAGACGCCATTGAGACGGTGTATGCGGAGAGTCCGCGGGACTATCTGAAAATCGTCGCCTCGCTGGTGCCGAGGCAGATGGAAATCGAAGACAAAGCGAGCACAGCTCCGTGCCGAGGACTTGTCGGACGATGAGCTGGCGGCCATAGCGGCCGGGGGCGCCTGGCAACGGGACGGGCAAGTCGCATCCCCCCGACAATGGATGAGTGTTCCCCGGAAGCCGCCGCGCAGGAACTGATAAAGCGCCGGCGGGTTCGTTTGAGCTTGGCGGAATGGGCGCGGCATAGGGGCTTCGAGCCGGCCGCCCATCACCTTCTGATCATCAACGAGATCGAAGCCTTCCTCGCCAGTGACGACGAGGTGCTATTGCTGTTTGCGCCTCCGGGCTCAGCCAAGAGCACCTATGTCTCGATCCTGTTGCCCTCGTGGTATCTCGCCAATCATCCCGATCACAGCATCCTGGCAACCACGCATAACGTCGAGTTCGCTGAGCGGTGGGGCCGCCGTGTTCGCAATGACATTGCCTCCGACACGGGCGTCCTCGGCATTGCGCTGTCGGACGATAGCAAAGCGGCGGCACGCTGGGCGCTGGCGAGCGGAGGCGAATATTACGGCGTTGGTGCGGGCGTCGGCATCTCGGGCTTCCGCGCAAACCTGGGCGTGGGCGATGATTTGTTTGGCAGCCGGGAAGATACGCCTACAGCGAGACGGTCCGGCAGAAGCGTTGGGACTGGTACGTTGATGATTTTAGCGCCCGCCTAAAGCCGGGTGCCAAGCGCATCCTGATGAATACGCGCTGGCACGAGGAGGACGTGGCCGGCCGTGTGCTTGAACAAATCGAGCGCAAAGAGATCAAGGGCGGCGTCATCTCCATTCCGGCGATTGCCGAAGCAAAATGACCCGTTGGGCCGCGCCCCCGGTGAACTCCTCTGGGACGAGCCCGACGGCTACAATTACGGAGCCTTCTTAAGAGCTCGCATGCGTGAAACCTCGCCGATGATGTGGTCTGCGCTTTACCAGCAGCGGCCGGCACCGGAGGAAGGCGATTACTTCAAAGCGGAGTGGCTACGGCCTTATGACAAGCTTCCGCCGCTCGAGACGCTGCGCTGTTACGGCGGCTCGGACTATGCCGTGACCGCCGACGGCGGCGACTTCACGGTGCATCTGGTCGTCGGGATTGATCCGCAGGGGTGCATGTACCTTCTCGACCGCTGGCGCAAGCAAACGGCCTCCGACGAATGGATAGAGTCGTTTTGCGACCTCGTCCTGAAATGGAAGCCAGTCGGTTGGGCGGAGGAGAAGGGCCAGATCAGCGCCGGCGTCGGGCCCGCGCTCGACAAGCGCCAACGCGAGCGCCAAGCCTTCGTCTATCGCGAGCAATTCCCAACCCGCGGCGACAAGGCGGTGCGGGGCGCAGTCCATTCGTGGCCGCATGGCCCTTGAGGGCCTCTACGTGCCGACGGGCGCCGCGTGGTATCCGGCCTTCCACGCCGAGCTTTTAGGCTTCCCCGCGGGTAAGCATGACGACCAGGTGGATGCGCTGGGGCTCGTCGGGCAGCTGCTCGACAAGATGATGCGCGGCAAGGCTTCACTTCCCAAAGTCGAGGAGCCAAAGCACAAACTGGACCTGGTATGGCGGGTGGGCCCGCCGGAGCCGCCCAAGAGGAACAGGATCAGACTCTGATGGCGGGCCTTCCCATGATTGAGCTCGGCGATGGCTGGCGGGTGGCCTACGACCCCCTTCAGTGGATATTACAACAGCGCCAGGGTGATCGGTGGCGTGGACACAGCTTTTGCTGCACGCGGGCCGCGCTCTTGCGCTGCATCCGCGACCATTGTGGCGACGATATCACGCCAGTTTTGCGGTTGCCCGAGTGGCACCCAGACCGTGCGGTAGCGGCCACGAAAGCCGAGGGTGTGCCCACGCCACCGGCGGAGCCGCTTCCGGGGCCGGTGCCGCCCCCTATGCCCGTTGTGAGCGGCTTCACCGCGCCGCTGCAAGGCGACGACTATCGACCCCCTTGCCCCCCTTTTTCTCCGCCTCAGCCATACTAACCCGAGAAGACAAGTGAGGAATAGCGGCATGGCTGGCGGCAGCGGACTTGGTGCGGGCTCGCCCTCGGTCGGGCAACGAGGCTAGGTGAGATGAGCCTGGCAGTGCGTGGCCCTAAGCGATGTTTGGAGAAAGGAGGGGGTCCCCCATTGGGGAAAATGACGGGAGGACCCCCCGAGTACAGGAGACAAGTCAATCAGGGTGCCTAGGGTTTTCCCCCTGAGTACAGGAGACAAGTCTCAGGGTGCTTTCCCCAAAGGCGGTAGCAGTTTAGCGCGACCCACGAAGCAAAGCTGTGGCTGCGAGGTAACACTCGGAATTATGTTGATCGCCTGCTTCGCCTTAGACTAGCCAAGGGGAAACGCCCCCGAGCCGGGGGTGAGATGGCCTTGGGCGGCCAACGTCGTCGCTAGTGTAGGGTCTCTCCCCCGGTAGCCGTGACGGCTCTCCTCGAGGGCCCCCCTCGCTCTAGTAACTTTGCGAGCTTCTTTACAAGGCTCTCTGCCATGCCGCGTGGCATGGTCACGGCTGATTGATAAGTTAGCTCCCCACCCTGCACTTTTTCGCCAAAGACGATACGCACGCTATCGGGCCTGACAAGCACGACGAAAGAATTTGCAGCCATTGCGGCTATGCAGCGCCAATCTGAGTTAGCCATGTTTCCCCTCTGCTTCGAAGGTGTGAATTGACTAGTCGCAAAAAGGGCGCCCGCCGAAGCGACCGCCGCTAATGCTTCCGTCACCCAAAGCTTCAGCTCCGCGATCATTCCAGCACTGGCGAGGGCGTGATTTCGCTGTGGCTCCTGTCAGAGGTCGTTAAGAGCCCACGTCGGAGACATCCCGTGTCTATGCTATGGTGCCTCCATGTATCGTCTCGTCGGCATCCTCGGCTCACTCGCCCTGATTTGCTCAGCCTGTACAAAGCCTGCCGCGCCTAAGTCTGTATCCCAGGCTGCCTTCCTTCGCTCAATCGACTACCAGACCTGGACGTGCGCGCAACTGCTAAACGAAGCTGAGCTATTGACCGACGCGCTTGCGACAGCAACCGAGCATCAACCTGACGCCAACACGAGCGAAAGGATAGCGCATATCAAGCGTTCAAAAGAGGCTGTCCGTCAAGAACTGGCGGCTAAAAGCTGTAGGACATGAAGGCGGCGCTTGAGGCAGGTTCACCTCCCGCAGCCGTTATCTCGAGAAGCCCTATTACCTTGTGCCGGATGTCGACGAAGCCGACGAGGGCTACGCGGTCATTCACGATGCGCTCAAGCAGAGTCGCAAGGTCGCCATAGGCCAACTCATAATGCACGGCCGCGAGCACCTAGTAGGAATCAAGCCACTCGGTCGAGGGCAGGCGCTTTACATTCTTCGCTATGCGAGAAGCTTCTCGAGGCGCTGGCCGAGGATTTTGGTACTCACGGCACGAGCGTTATTGAGACGGTTCGGACAGAGCGCCCGCTTGAATACCTGAAAATAGTCGCCTCCCTTGTCCCCCAGATGGAGATTGAGGACAAGCGGCCACTGCGCGGCGCTGAGGGCTTCCCAGCGGGCAAGTATGACGACCAGGTGGACACCCTCGGCCTAGTCGGGCAACTCTTAGACAAAATGCAGCGGGGTTCGCTGCCCAAGGACGCTGAGAAGCCAAAAAAGCCGAAAGGGGACCCGGCCTGGATAGTGGGCCCGCCGGAGCCGATCAAGGGAAACCGGATGTCGTCCCTTTAGAATTTTGTCTTGAGGCTGACCGTAGGCGACCTATCGGATCGCGTTGAGGGACTGGCTACCAGCGATTGTTGCGCGCAGCCTGAGAGCATGATCAGCAACAAAATTACTGGCCGCCATTTCATTCGAACCCCCCACAGAGTGTGGTGAGAGCTTATCAGACGGCAGGGTTCAAGCCAAAAGGGCAGTGGCCCCGCCACACGCAAAACAGGCGACAGAGGACTCAGAAGTTCTCGCCGCAAATCGCAGAGCTGCGAGACTTCGGCAGAAAGCCAGAGTGATTAAGAAAAGTCGCTGACGACGGGTCGTCGCTTAGGAGAAGCAGTACCTAAATTCGGTTTTGTACTTCGGCGTGAACGTCTTGGCTGGCTGAACCTGTTGGCAGCCAACAGAAACCATGAAAGTCATCGCTATCATGATGGCCACGAAAATCCGCATGACCTGACCGCTTCAATGCATCAAGTCTCCCACGTTATCGGTCCAAGGCTTTCCGCCTCGTAAATCTCTCCTTAGCGTCGGTCCTGAAAAACAAAAAACCGCGCGCGCGCGCTCACTTGGGCTTGCGACCAAGACTACTGTAATCAGTATGGCTCGGGCTGCTCAGCGCCGCCGGTCCTGAATAACGACATCAGGCACTGGCTCAAGCGTTGGACGAACAAGACCAGGGTCGCCAGGGTTTAGACAGCGAAAGTCGACCTGCACATCTGCCGACACGCTCCCTGCATATACGCCGCCCCCCTGGTTCGTTCCGATAACCAGGAATTGCTTTCCCTGCTTGGCGCAATACTCCTGAGCCTCTCCTATTGCTTTCCTGTGGGCTGCTGCCGAGCCGCCGCAAGCGAGACCGGCGCATCTCGTAACGGCAATTCTGTAGGTATCTGGCCCCAGAGGAAGCACCCCGCTGTTTGAGCACGCGGCGCATCGCGGGCAGTCGAACTTTTCGAAAGTTCGAAAATTGAACAGAAGCGGCAACTGAAATCTCACTCCTGTTTTCGAACCTGCGGCTAAAAGGAAAAAAACTAGACTTTTCCTTGCGTTCGCCCTTCGACCTGATGGTCAACAGGCCGGACCATTCAAGTTGGCTGGGGGACTTGGATTCGAACCAAGACTGGCGGAGTCAGAGTCCGCTCTAGCCAACTGATAACAAAGCGCTTTTCTCCCGAATAAGGAGAAAAGTGATCATGGTACATCAATGTGTTAGAGCGAAAGTCCCGACTAGACCGGAGCCGCCACCGCCTGAAAACGAAACCGCCACCCCCGTTGCGAGCAGGGGCGGCGGCGCCAAGCAGAACAACGATGTTAACACCGAAGCCTACACCCCGGTCTCGCTGCTAGACAAGTGGCGGTGGCAAGGAGCGATCTCCGCTGATCCGAAGCTGCCGGCCGGTGCAAAGGTAGTCGCTGGCGTCCTGCTCGACTGTCTGAGCCGCAAGACGGGCAAATGGTGTCCTTTAGATGCGCTTGCACGGTTGAAGAACGTTGTCGGTTACGGACAGGCTTGGACTGCCGGCCGCCCCCCACATAGGGCAGGGCGATGAATCTCTCTCCCACAGAGGTTGCCCGCAAGCTAAGGGGGTGAGGTTCGGGGCGAAAAGGTTGTGGCACCGGGACCGGGACACAGCCCGGGAGACCGGTCACTAACTGTCACACTCGACCCGAAAGCGCCCGGTGGGTTCGTCGTACACTCTTTTTCCCCGCGCGATGACTGGCGCTCCTGCCGCGACCACGTTTGGGAGAAGCTCGGTCTGCTGCCACGGAACCACAATGGTGGCTTTCACCCCGAGACCATCCTCGCCACCTATGACTACACCGATGCGACCGGCAAGTTGTTGTTTCAGGTCGTCCGAATGACTCCCAAGAAATTTCGCATCCGCCGACCCGATGGCGTTGGAGGTTGGCTCTGGAACCTTGGCGACGCTAGGCGCGTGCTCTACCACCTCCCTGCGGTGCGCAAGGCTGTCGAAGCTGGCAAGCACATCTACCTCTGCGAGGGTGAGAAGGCGTGCGATGTGCTGGCCTCGAGGTATGGCGTCATAGCGACCTGCAGCCCGATGGGAGCTGGCAAGTGGCGATCTGCATACGCCAGCGAACTCACCGGCGCGCGTGTCATTATCCTTCCAGACAACGACCGGCCGGGTGAAGTACATGCCTCTCAAGTGGCGCAATCACTGAGCGGCGTGGCGGCAAGCGTCAAGGTGTTGCGCCTACCAGGACTTCCTCACAAGGGCGACCCGCATGATTGGCAAGGAACGCTTGAGGAATTTGAGCAGCTCGTGGCTGAGACCGGCGACGTCGACACAAAGGTTGAGGAGCCCTTTCCGCCTGTCTGGCTCCGGGATGCCATTTGTGACGACAAGGGTATTCCGTTACCCAACCTCGCAAACGTCATGACTGCGCTGCGTAGCGACCCTAAGATCAAAGGCGCCCTGGCATACGACGAGATGCTGTGTGCGGTAGTGGTCAACGACGAGCGGCCGGTGCGCGACACGGACGTCACCGAGATGCAGGAATACTTACAGCGCGCCGGCTTGTGGCGCGTCACCAAAGATACCGTGCACGCCGCCGTCGACTTGCGAGCCAGCGAGCGGCCGTTTCACCCGGTGCGGGACTACCTCTCCAACCTCAGGTGGGACGGTCATCCGCGTCTCAACCGTTGGCTGGCGGATTATCTGGGGGCGGAGCACACGCCCTATGCCAGCGCTGTCGGGCGCATGTTTTTGATCGGCATGGTTGCACGCATCTTCGAGCCAGGCTGCAAGAACGACTACATGATGATTTTGGAGGGGTCACAAGGAGCTCTCAAGTCAATGGCGTGCCGTGTCCTCGGTGGCCCTTGGTTCTCCGATCACTTACCCGATTTGCCTGTTGGCAAGGACGTTTCACAACACCTGCGCGGCAAATGGCTGATCGAGGTCGCGGAGATGCATGCCATGAACAGAGCCGAGGCGGCGCTGCTCAAGGCGTTTGTCACCCGCACCACGGAACGCTATCGCCCAAGCTACGGCCGCAAGGAGGTGGTCGAGCCACGGCAATGCGCGTTCATTGGCACGACCAACAAGAGCGTTTACCTCCGGGATGAGACAGGCGGTAGACGCTTCTGGCCGATCCTCACGGGCAAGATCGACATTGCGGCGCTCGAGCAGGATAGGGACCAACTCTTCGCTGAGGCCGTGCACGCTTACCGCCAAGGCGATAAGTGGTGGCCAGATCGACGGTTCGAGGCCGAGCATGTCGCGACGGAGCAAGAGGCGCGTTATGAGGCCGATGCCTGGGAGGAAGTCATCGCTGAATGGCTCAGCGATAAGGATCGCGTTACCGTTTACGAGGTCGCCTTCAAAGCGCTGCAGTTTCAGACTTCGCGCATCGGCACAGCCGACCAGCGCCGCATCATCGCAATTCTTGAACGAAAGGGATGGCAACGAAGCAAAAGGGACAGCGAAGGCCGCCGACTTTACGTTCGTATACGGGTAGCTGAAGCATCTGAAGCGCTTAAAATATAAGTTCAACGCGCGCGCGGGCGCGTGGCCTAGACGAAAAATGCTTCGGGGTGCTTCAGTGCTTCAGAACGGGTCTGCGTCCCTGCCACTCAGCCTCCAGCGATCCACATGTTCCGCTCGAGGCACCGTGTTAGCCTTGGCCGGTCCTGGTGAGCCATTTGGCTAGAGAGCCATCTGCCCTTCTAGCGCTTGGCTGAGTATCACAAGCAGAAGTTCACCCCGGCTGGCTCTGTGTCAGATGGGGGAGGGCGTGGCTTCATCCGCCTCCAGTACCGACAGAGGCTCGCCACTCCGCCCACCGCTTGCGCTGTGCCGCTGCGATCCGCGCCTTGCCCTCGGCGGTCCTAGGGCCGGTTGAGAGCCCGCCATGGAGCCGGCAGCGCAGCCGTCCAGGCTCTACCCGGACCAGACAGGGTGTGCCTTTACGGGTCCTGGCGCCGCAGCGAGGCCGCTCTTTTCGTCGGAGCGGTGAGCAGGCCACAGCAAATGCGCTTCTTCGAGACCGAGGGGCGCCGGATCCCTGTTGCCATCGGTCTGCTTGCCAAAGCTGTTCGGCATCCCCAAGGGTTGGGACGCCTAAGCGGCCTTCCCCGACTTTGGCTTCGCCGCCTTCTCAGTCTTAGGCGCTGGCAGATAGCGGGCGGCAATCTCTTCCAGCTTCTCAATCCGCATCTTCTCCCGGGCCTCGATTTGGGCGATGTCGATGACGTCGCCGTCGATCACCTTCCCGCTGTCCTTACGGAACAGACCGATATGCTCACCCAGCTTGACCAGGGCGGGGAACTTAGCCGGGATCAGCCTGATGTCGGTCTCGCACACGTCGCGGGCGTCCTCGCCCCGGCCCTCCTTGTATTCCCTGTGCTTGAAGTGGAGCAGCCCGGCCTTCTGGGCCCTCGTGGTCGCTGACAGATCGACGAAGGGCTCACCGCCTTGGCCGATTCGTATGTAGTCGTCCATGTTGATGAAGGCGAGCGTGGCGAGCTCGCCGATGATGCGGTCTGCCTCGATCCGGCACCGCATCGCGTCCTCGGCCTGGACCTCTGCAAGCGCGTCCTGAATGTCAACAAATGTCAACAGGCGGGACCCCTGCTGGCGGGCGGTCTTCTGACTGTAGCCGGCCTTGAGGGCAGCCTCCGTCGCGTTCAGCGAAATGCGAAATTCCTCAACGAATCTGCGCCTTTTGGGGTCTAGGTCCTCGAGTTTGGACATCGTGCTCCCTACCCCCCGAGACCCCCGAACATGAACGACAGACCCCC